TGGTTAGGATTATGACAGTACCGAAGAGGGTCAGCAAGGAGGGCAAAACTCTTACCTCCGCCCGCTGCACCGCCGTAGAGGACATCTTGTTCCGGTGCGGAAAGAAACTCCTCCTGAGGTCCTTCGTTTGGTTTGAATATAACGGGTGTATCATCAATTATCTCTTGCACGGTTGCCGGGAGATTGGCAACATCATCCATATCTACGACACGAGTATCTTTCTGGTTTAACGCAGATTCAACTTTCTTCGCACTTTTCTTTAGCTTACGTGCATAGCTTGCTTTGTCTTGCGACTTCTTTTGTAATTTCTCTTTGGCTTTCTCTGCTTTGCGAACCCGTGCCTGTAAAGCACGTCTAGCACGTTCTGCCCTAGAGAGGTTGTATACTGCCTTTGGTGCGTTGGGGTCCTTCTTGGGTCTTCCCCGTGGCTTTTTTGGCGTTTGTTCTGTCATTGGGTAGTTCCCTAGGCCACTCAGCCATTTTTTTCCGACGAACTTGTAGCGGGTCTGCCTCTATAGTCTGTTCCTCTAGATAAAGGCGGTTTGCGAGTAGGTATAGCTTGTCCTATGTCCGGATTATACCGTTTAGTTGTCGCTGGCCTAGATGGTTTATCACTAAGCATACCAATACCTAACTCTTTATCTAAAATTCTATCAAAATTGGTAGGGTCAAATACCATTACAGTATTTAATGTGCTATCTTTTTTGACTGCAGGAATTAAACCTTTATCTTTAGCCCGGTCATATCGTTTTTTATTTTTTACAGATAGATTATCGTAATCTTTTTTTGTTACTTTACTAAAATTTTCATTAAATTCTTTAATACTATCCATCGATTATTACCTCTTTCTTCGGTGGCAACAATACCACCCCATGTATTGCCTGAACGTTGTGGTTCATTGTCTCTTGTTTGCCCAAACCAACCCGGTTGAGTATGGCTTCGGCTGCACGTAGCTTCAAATCATCACCCCGTTCGACTACAGGTGTGTCAACTAGTTCTACCATCTTGTTGGCTGCCCGCAAACTATGCCCTGCCAACACCGCACGGGTGCGTTCGACTATCTCGTCGGCTAACGAGTCGCGCAACCATGTTACGGAACCCACAGAATACCCCGCAACTTCAGCAGCCCTGTTGAAATTACCGTTGTTTTCGAACAAGGCTGTCAGGAACGTCTCCTGTTTTTCGGATAATTTCTTTTTAGGTGTCTGTTGTACAAGATTCATGGGGGTTTTCCGTTGCTATGTTGCTGGGAAGCGTATCGAAGACTCTAATTGTAAGGAAAATTGCTTTGAATATCGGGGTCGTTCGCTGTTTTGCAACCCCAGCAATACCAATTATAGGGTTAAGAACGAGTTATGTCAACAGGTTATCCTAGAAATAATAAAAAAAATTACGTGGGGTGCATTTTAGGGGTTGACAGAATTGAAATACGACCCTACAATGGCTTATCAGCCGCAGGGTAAACCCCCATATAGCCGTGGGGTAACTGTAGGGCTACCTAATAGTGTTGCCGGGAAGCTAACCATGGGGTTAGCCCTACGATGTTGCCGGGAATACCATACAGATAACTCCAAAACATAGAAAATATGTCGGGATTGCTAGCAAATGCTGGGGTACCCCCCGTGTCCCATGCGTGCGGGCGCATTGATTTTATTTATTTTTTATATCAAGTCTCTGTTACAGACAAGACAGAGCATCCCCAACCATCAACCCCGCCAACACCGCCAAGCTAACCCTATAACTAACACCCGCGCCCGCCCGCACGTGCGCGTTTTGTCATTTGTCATAGTTAATCGATATGGTTAAGGATAATAATAGCCCTGTTGATATCATATAATATAGCCTACAAGGTCAAACCAAACGCCCCAAAACCTAGGGATATCAACCGATTGATTATTATTCTGATTAATAGGCAAAGAAAAACCCGCCAGACTAACAAGCGGGTGATTCCTTACAAGTTCGCGGGATAGTTAGAAAATTATTTCTTTTCGAATCTAGCTTTAATCTCTGGGATATCTGCCAACGTTTTAACGTTTTGACTCCATGAATCGCTATCGAATCCACTATTCACAACATAGCTTTTTAAAAGGTCTGCTTGTGCGGATAAAGCCATTGATAACCTATAGACATGATTAAGAGTCTCAAGGGGAACCGTAGATAACTTTTTTGCTTGTTCTTCGGTTTCGATTACATATTGAATATTGTTCTTTTTATTCATTGTTTTGTTTCCTTTCTATTATGCTGATTTCTTGACTGGCTGACCATCCGCGCCAGTCTTAACTCGGTAAACTTTACGATAGCCGACTGCTTTAATAGACTGCTTCTCTACCTCATAAACCCTACCAATTCTATACAAGCCACTTTTAACAGATTCATAACTAGCCTTAGTTATTCCAACCAGTGCGGGGACTGATTCGAAATTACCTAAAGATAGGATTTCGACTATCCTCCTTTCATTAGCTTTCAATTTGATGATTGATTCTTCTGCTACCTTTTCCGATATGTGTTCGGTGCTAGCTTCTAAATCTATAATTTGGCTTCTGATATCTTCAACCGCCCATTTGATACGCCTAGTTGCATCGTTTAAGGTGTCTAGTAGGTTAATTAATGTTTCTTGGTTTTTCATCGTTTTTTTTCCTTCTTTTACGATTAATTGATAAATACTGCATAAATGATTAAGCATAATAGGACAACGGTAATTGTCCTATATATGACGTAAAGTGCTTCCATTAAGCGGTTACTCCTTCCAATGCCCGCCAACTATCTGAGGTTATAACATCGCGAACCATATTGGAACGCATACGCTGGGTATCATGTTGTTTCTGGTTTTTCTTAGAACGTTTAGTTTCAAGGGTATGGGTTGACCAATGAGTAAGGGCATTATATCCCGCGAACATGGTTTCCCCTAGTTCGATAGTTTCTTCCTTGTACTGGTCGCAAAGTGTATCCATCAACCCTTTATTAACTGCGGGTCGTTGTACATCGTCGAAGCGGTCTGATGCCTTCTCTTCTCTCTTGCAGATAGTATCCGCCAAGATATCGGAAAACTGATTGAGGGATAAACCCGCACCCGTCCATCTGTTTAACTGGTCGCGCTGATTAGTGAATAAATCCAACGATAACACCGCCTTATTTGTTAGTGCTTCCGTATCCAGATTGCGGGTGTGTTTCTTCTTTTGGTGATATGATTTCTCGCCACCGAATACGAGGGTATTACGGCATAAGTCACGATAAGCACCGCTAAAAACTTGAAAACTCCAACTCTTATCGATGCTATTATAGACATCTAGACGAGGTGTAACTGTGTCGTGTGCTGCCCTACTGTTTACTTCACTAGTCATATCAGGAAAATAAATAGTGCGATGCGCTTTCTTTCCGCCTTCGAATATCCTGTCTATTACCCGCATCCGCTGACCGCCTAGCTGACTGCCCGCCAATTGTTGCGCCTGTTTTGCGAACACTACTTCGTGATGCACTAGATTATATGTATCTTTGTATGGGTTCATATCTAGTAATTCGTTCATACTACGATTGAACAAACCAAAATATTTAGGCATCTCTTGCGGTAGCCCGTCAATATCCGCCAGAATCTGAACTGGTTCAAATACACATTTACTTGCATACAAGCTAACGTCCCGTGGGTCGCTAGTTTCATATTCTAGACCATCTCGAATGGGTACAAAGTCTGATTGAAAATTGATGATATCTAACATGATTTTTCCTTTCCTATGTTAGTAATGTTCGCGGGATTATTCCCGCCAGTGAATCTAAACACATATAAACAGATAAAACAACAGAAAAAAACAGATAAAAAAAACGGGCAATCAATCGAAAAAAACGAAAGGAAAAAATAATTGATTGCCCGCTACCATCCCGCCTAGTGGAGTGCAAGCGGGATAATAATTGATAATAAAAAGTAGTTAGCGTGGCGTTTTTGTCATGGTTAATGGGTAATGAATAAGACCTGCTGTTCTGGTTGTTCCCAACATAAAGCACAATTGGCACAATTTGGAGTTGCGCCAGTTTGTTCAGGACAGATAAACGCCTCGCCTTTTACTGGCTGTTTTTTATCTGCGGATATTGCAGAAAATTTAATATCAATCGCATCAGAAAAACGCACATTAAAACGATGCCTAAATAAGGCGTTGGTAAATTGTAACTCGTTACCGATAGGGCTAGTGGGACTATTTCCCGTATATCCCCAGACTGCTAAATTGTCGTGTTTACCTAGCAAAGTTGCCCAGTGTTTAACATATCCAGCAGAATAGAAATCACCTAGCACGTGCAAGCGCACAATAACGCCTTTATATATACTGCATAGTTCCTCTAGTTCGATATCTAGTTTCTGTTCTAGTTCTTGCCCGTGTTCTATACGGTGCGCGAATGCCATATTATTACCGTAACAATCATCCCAATGAAAACATTCACGGGGACAGGTTGCCCGTTCTTCTAGTGTTAAGGTGTAGATAACATAGCCCTTAAACTTGCCCTTTTTAACTACAGGCAACCGCCCCTTGTCTGCTATCTTCATGTTTCTAGACTGCTTTAAAACTGTTTTAGATTCGGCAACAGTTCTGCGGGCTTTTAAATACATAGTATGATTTGGTTTATCAATATCCGCTTTTCTCATGTTCTAATTTTCCTTTCATGTTCCTATTATCTGGATATCGAAAAGAAACAGGCACGTCAACATCTAACTTAAACATACCCATCCAACACTTGCCGCAATAATAAAAATCACCATCAATCACATCTGCGGGACTAGTACCACAACGGATACAAGCTGTATCCTCTCTTTTAATTGGCGTGGTCACTTTGTCATGTTTAGCGTTTGTCAGTTTGTCTTGTTTAGCGTTTGTCATTTGTCAGTACCTCAAGTAATGCGTCTCGCCTTTGTCACGTAACTCTAACAGTTCGTGATACTCTTTCCAATAATGCGTCGCGTCTTTGTCTTCCCATTCTAAGTCAGTTATTTTGTCTAGCAACAACTTTAGCTGTTTGTTTATATCGACAACCGCTTCTAGCGTGGTGTGTTTGTCATCCTCTTTGTCTGTAAAGTCGGTCATTTGTCTTCTCCTAGATAACTCAATTCTTTTGCTTAGTTTCATCAGTCAACAACCAATCTGTATTATAATATTGAGGTCTTCCTTCTTTGTCTTTCGGTGGTTCAAACTTAAATATCTTTTCTAAGTTGTGTACTGCGTCTTCTAACTTGCTAATGTCTGACATATATATATCGTGACATTCCACAATCATATTTAGCATACAACGTAACTCATTGTGTGCTTTCAATAACTTCATGCGTTCTTCAAATGATATCTTCATCACAGTTCTCCTCTACTTCAATACTGCTATCTTCAATGTGGTTATCCCATATGTAGTCGTGGATTGCGCTGTCTTTAGCTTCATCAGGGCTATCTGCCTCAATGTCACGTATCGTATGATATACAGTTATATATGCTTTGTATTTAGGCATCTTCATTCTCCTTTGGATAATATACCTCTACATAAGAACCACACTCAGGGCAAGATAAATTTGTAACCATCTGGTAACAATCATCCTCATGTTCTATGTCGTGGTCGCCACCCCATATCAGTTCTGTATTACAATGCCAACAGTTCATTCTATACTCGCCCATATCAAACGAATTATCTCTTTCTCTAACTCTTGTGGTAACGAATCAATAAAGTCACTCACATTCATTTCGAGTATCTCTTCGTACTTGCGTTCCAAGTATTCCTCGTGTTCGTGATTACTCATGGTAACACTCTCCTATTTGTAAAGTCTGCCCCATCACCATACTCGTCGGGTACAACCTCACCCTCTACTCTGTCCCAACATTCTACTACCTCTGAAGTCTCTATCCAAACTTTAGCACCGCAAGATAGTGGCTTATCTGGACTGTATACTACTTCAGTAAGACCATCTAAAAGCACTCTATCGCAATAGATGTTTTCCTTACTAGTCTTAACTGTAATTACAGGTTCTCTATCCCCCGTCTTACCATTAGACCTAATAACGTGTTGGTTTATATGTATCCGCTTAATCATAGTAACTCCTTTCCCCGTACTCATAACACTTAGCGATAATTATACATACAGGTAATAAAACATACTGTCAAGCTTGTCAAATAAAAAAAATGAGGCT